AGCAGTTCTTTTTCGTGCTGTCAAGGGTGGCGGCAAGCTACCACAACCTACAATATCTGCAATTTTCAAGGTACATCTGAGCCTTTTTTCTTTGGCTCAATTTTTCCATAGATCATTTGACACTATCTAATACATGTTGCCGTCTTCGACTCCTAAGATGTACTTGGTGCCGGTGGTGGTATCGTACATATACATCGCATTTGGCATGACTATCTCAACGGTCTCCGCATTTGCAACCTCTGTTAGAAAATCAACCGTTATCTTTGATGGAATCAGGTCGTTGTAAGCCGGCATATAATCCCACTGGTCTTCCACTCCTATCGCTAGTGCGTAGAGTATTTCCCCTTCATCAGGGTCAGTGGCAAATATGCCAAGTTCTTTTACATAATACCCATTTTTCAGATTTCCACTATCCTGTTTGTTTGTCATCTCGAATTTAACAAATACATTCGTGGAATTCTGGGTCGTCACTACGGACAGCGGAAAAGTCTGCCTCGGACTTTTTAACGCTGTCTTGTTGAGCAAATTCTCATTGGCGGTGTATGCTCCGTCTCCGGACATCGCCCTGGTAAGTTTAATGGTACATTCTCCGGCCTGTGCCTTCGCAAGAAGGGCTATGCCTTTTGCAGTGAGCTTGGCCGTTTGAAATATTCCTGGCATGTCATTACCTCCTATACTTGTATATTTGAATTAAATGTTGCCCCGACAGCCGCTCCGATATCCTGCGATATCGTCAGGTTTTCAGACAATTCATCCGTAACTGTCAGCAATGTGGTCGTCATTGCCGCTGATGCCGGTGTTTCGTTCACGCTTCCCTGTGACTGTCGTGATTCAACATTGTTAACTATGGTTACTTTCGGGGATGTTATCGCCCCGGAATATATAATATGTTCACCGGCAGGCTGCTCCACGGCTGCTGTCGGATTGTTGTATACTATCTGTAATGGGCTTGAAGTCACTCCGAAACCAGTGTATTCCTGTTGTTCCGGTGCAACTTCACCGTTTTTGCTGTTTTCGATTGGGATATATGGCGTTGATTCCGACAGTGCCCCTGCCCTTTCTTTCAGGTCAGCATCGCGGTTTATCGAAATGTTTCTTAGGTGTGACCTTGTGTTTTTTACCCTCTGTATAATGGATAAAAAGCGCTCTGAGATATCTTCCGTCATTCTCGCATTTGTTACTATGTCGAATGTTCCCGGTGTTTTAGGCTCTTCCTCGAAATCAAACCATTCCACAACCTCGCCCTGTCCGAATACCGCCATTATCAGCTCACTGACAGCGGACGGTGTTCCGGATTTTGTATGCCACAACAGTGTATTTCCAATGATTTTTCTCTTGGAATCAAGACTCATGCTTTCCTCGTAGTACGGCGTCCTTAGTTCAACCGCCAGTACATCAAGGATTTTCTCCGGAAGTTCATCAATGACGGACATGGTTCTTGTACCGTCTGCCTCTTCCAACAGCCTGCGCATCTCCATTCTGACTGCGTATGATATACAGGCAACATCTGTGTCATTCGCGTATCTTTCAGGTAATATATCTGTAATCTGAGCTTCTTTTAAATTAATCACGCTCAACACCTCCATATGTTACCGTCTGATCATTCAGCCTTGCCACCACCGTGTCATCCAGGACAGTAAATGCAGGTTCGGTTATCTCCACCCGCTTGACCCCCGTTGACATCACCCTGCTGGTAAGCTCGGAAGGATTGATGTCTCTGCCTATTGTATGAGTCTGCCATTCTATATACTCAGACACAGCTTTTTGTACTTCTGACTGTATCGTCTGTGCCTTTGAGCGGTCGGACTGGTTTATATAATATGTCATCTGTATGTTAAAATCCGTTGTCTCCGGAGCGAGTGCCGTTACCTTATCCGTAAGCGGTCTGACATTGTTTACATCAAGGAATTCTTCCAATTCCTCAAGAAGTGTCTTTGTCGGCAGACTTCCGTCATTCATCAGGAGTCTTATCTCTACTTCAACCGGATTCGGCGAGGTAATGTTGATGTCGCCAATTGATGCATTGAACGCCTTAGTCCAGTATTTATATGCATCATCCGGACCCGCAACAGAGTATGACGCAGGGGCGAGATATACGCGCTCTGCAAGCTCGGCGTCAGATTCAAGACCGCATCCGCCGCTCGTTGTGGTTGTGTTTTCCACTTTTTCTACATATGCGATAAGGTCAACCATCTGGTCTATCTGTCCCGGAAGAATGTCGTTTCCTTCCACTCCACTTTCTGTGCAAGTGGAGTTTACTTCCACGCTCAGGGTGCCGGCTGTTATCTCCGCATATTCATCCGTCGCAAAATACAGGTCTCCATTCGTTATAAGAGTTCCTTCAGGTACGCCAATCGGATATGTTTTGGCTTCCGAAAGCGTAAACCTCATGGTTGTTTTTGCCGGTGACGGTTGTATCCTTTTCACGCCCCTGCCTGCCGCAAGATTGTCAAGGAAGTCGCCATACGAGTATTTGAGCAGGTCCTGCTTTCCTGCCCTGTCTACATACTGCTCCACCTGATATAATTCGAGCGAAATGGCATTCAAAATTATTCTGTTCGGGTCTGCCAGTGCAAGAGATATGTCCTTGCCGGTTATCCGCTTGTATTCACTTTCAAAATTAGACACAAGCCTGATTCTCATAGCATCCAGTGTGTCATCATCTATAAAAGACACATCAGGCAGTGTTGTTATGCTGTCAAGACTGTCCATTTTCCAAAATCACCTCCGCCTGTATCATTCCTTCATCATTTGCTGTAAAATTCACTTCTCTTACAGATACCCTTGGTTCATATTTTTCTGTCTTTTCTATAATCTCCACGGCGAGGTCGTTTTGCGCTGCATCGGTTGTTGCACCGAGGATATCCTGGCTCAGCCCAAAACTTCTGTCCAGTGGGCATGTTCCCTCCAGAGTCTGATATAAATTTTGAAGGCATCTGGCAATATCCTCTGCATCATCGCCCGAGTAATCATAAATAATTTTTATGCTATTAACATCAATTTGCATAAGCCCTCCTAAAGATATTCCTCTAAGGTCAGGGAAACTTCCGCACGCTGGAGCTCTCCCTTCGACATAACCACACCCCAGCTTTCTGACATCTGGGTTATCTTCCATTTATTACTGCCTACTTTTTTGGCGCCGATTACAAGATATTCAACCCGTCCCTTTTCTATCGCTTTTTCTATATTTGTTATTACAAATCTCGGCTTCACTCCGAGATTTGCCGAAAGAACAATATCGAAGCTGATTTGCTGCAAGCCCGGTCCCAAGAACTCAGACTGTGGTTTTTTACCTACTCTTTCATGAGTTCCCCAGTTTCCGGATACCGTTTTAGAAAAATTATTAAAGGTCAGAACCTTCTTATCTGATACTTCAAATGTGATAAGTTTTCCAAAGTTTCCAATCTTCCCCATAATCAACCTCCAAGTGCTTCAAGTCTTTTTTTCAGGGATTCAATCTGCTCATCCGTACTTTTTTTGTACGCCTCGAAATCTTTGCGAAGCTCATTTGTGTCAGGTATGTTAAAAACCTTTTCTCCCTGGCAAAATTCTATATGTGGTGCTGTCAGGGACAGTGTTGAAGTCGATTCATCATATGACATGACAGCTTCGTTTTTTATGCTGCTCATCTCCTGCCTGAATCTTCCCTTCGCACCCTCATATGGCACATTTGCCGCTCCGTACACCTGGCCAAGTATTACACCATAGCCCGAGCCGTCCAGTAAGCAGGCAACCACTACCATATCACCCACCTCGGGCATATGATACTGTAATGCCAGGAACGGAAGCTCTGATGTAACACTCTGGTCTCTGTCTTCATAAGTGACGCGAGCCTTGCCCTCTTTATAATTTACAGATGATATTTTCCCTAGTCTTATTGCTGACATGCCTGCCTCCTTTTGATTTATGCTGAAGCTTCTTTGTCCACATTAGTCGCAAGCGCTGTACATTTTTTAAACCTGCTGTTCACCTTTCTGAGAGAAAGCTTCTGTTTTGTTCCTGATGATATCTCCCAGCTTGAGCTTTCAACATAATATTTTCCATCAAGCTTTCCGAATCCTGATATTCTCACGCACGATGTAGCTATTATAGACGGATTCGGTATGCTGAGTTCGACCGACATCGTGGTGTCTGACTTATTTGCTGAGTTAATCTTTGCAAGCGTAATCTTCTTTGCTTCGTCAAGTGAACTGCTTGCTTCTGATACCTTGAGTATTCTCATCCCACCGCCTACCGTTACAATATATGTCTTGTTCGCATCGTTGTCTGTGTATTCATACTTTGCTCCGGTGTATGTTCCGCCGAGCACAGTGCTCCAGCTCCAGTTTGGTTCTATATCCTTTTCCTTAAGTGTTGTCACAGCCGCCTTGTTTTCATAGCTTGCCTCATTAAAAATCACTATCTTGTTCTTATATATCTTCATTGCATAGCCATACTTTGTGACTATTTCATTTAAAAATGAGCAGTCGGTTTTGTCACTTTGTTCCGCTTTGGCTATCTTCACCGTAGAGCATTCATAGTGCAGCGACATGTTATATCTCTGCGCTATGGCTTTTGCTATATTTTTCAGCGTAGTATTTTCGTAGGTTTTTGTTCTGGAGCGTCCTTTAAAGCCCGTGTTCGCCGGTGTTGCTATGGCGTTCATTTTCATCTGCACCGGAGTCCCTGAGAAGTCAAAGCTGTCTATTATAAATGTTCCGCATTTAAGGCGCTTTGCAGTTCCTTCTTTTTGCCAGTTTTGGAGAATGATGGTTGCCGATAAGGTGTCCGATTTGTTTGGAAACCACTTTGATATCCATTTTCTGTTTCTGTCGTTTACGGTTATCGATATATCATCACCCTCGCCGCTTGCCTCATCGTTATATGTAAATGACTGTAAATATTCACCCAGTTTGGTTTTTATGTTTTTGCCGTTATAGCTTACGGATATGCTTGCTTTTCTCGGATTAGACATGTCAATCCCTCCATATCGGTGAATCAGAGTCTTCCTCTTCCTCGAGCTCCGGGCATTCTACCTTGACGCCTGCCGGGAATATGACATAATCGAGCAGCACCCGGTTGTTCGCCATCAGGTAGCCTGCATATTTCTCATCTTCATATACGCTTTTTGCTATTATGTCCCATGTGTCCCCGGACACTGTCTCATATGTCATATGAATCACTCCTTAAAATTTCTTACGGTTATATTCCCTCTGCCAGCGTTCCATCATTGTGTTAAATTCTGACTGCGACATCTTTTCAGCTTCTGTTATGTCGTTTTGTGTCAGGTTTGTGCCAGTGACATTGAACACCGGAGCATAGGTTATATTCATGCTGTTGTCGTTTTCTTCGGTTGTGCCGGTACTCTGCGGCTGCATCCGGTCAAGCAGGTCGTCGAAAGAACTTAAACTCTGACCGCTCTGGTAGTCATCCATCTGCTTTGACAGAACAGAAATAGCATTGCTCATACCGTTGTCTTGGTACTCTGTCATTATAGATTCCATTTTGTTCCACATAGTATCAAGTGGAACAACAGCTTCCTGCTCTTTTCCTTCGCCTATAATCGCAAGTGTAGGGTTAGATGCAATACCACCTGTTGCAAGCTGAGGCACATCCAGGGATTTTAGTTTGCTTAGATTCACTCCCGGAATTTCATTTATCACGCCTATAGCTAAGTTAATAGCGCTGATAAATCCATTGATTATGCCAGCCGCTCCGCTTATTACTGTGTTAATCGCTCCTTTTACTGCTCCGCTTATAGCATCAGCTATAGATGCTCCTATTGTAGTAAAGACGCCGACTATTGAGTCCCATACTCCTTTGAAGAATGTGACCACATTGCCAAATATCGTTTTTATTCCTGTCCAGGCCGCCGAAAATACACCGGTAAAAAATCCTGCAACTGCGCCGAATATCGACACCACAGAATTCCATAATGTCTGGAAGAAAGCTATAAAGCCCGAGAAGATTCCCACTATTCCTTCCCATGCCGAAGAGAAATCAAGCGTAAGAACACTCGCAACCACTTCAAATATGCTTGCTATACCGTTCCAAATTGCCTGGAAGAACGCCACTACAACATCCCATACTGCCTTTATGATTTCCCATGCTGCCGAAAAGAATCCTCCCAGTACGCTTGCGACCACCGAAAAGATAGCCTTGATATCTTCCCACACTAATGTAAAGTAGCTGCTTACTATCGACCACACGCCTTTTATAATCGCCCATGCCGATTTGAAGAATCCTCCCAGTACACTTGCGACCACTGAAAAGACGGCCTTTATCATAATCCATACATTTTGGAAGAACGGTACCACCGCCTCCCACACTGCCTTTATTATTGTCCAGGCTTCCTTAAACACTGCACCGAGAATGACCGCCACAACCGAGAATATTGTTTTAAGAGAATTCCATATACGCACAAAGTACGGTACAAAGCTATTCCATGTATCTTTTATTACGCTCCATGCCGCTTTAAAGAATCCTCCTACTGCTGCCAGTACAATGCCTGCCACTGTCTTTATACCCTCAAATGCCTTGTTTACAACATTCCTGAATGTCTCGCATTTTTTATATGCCACAACCAAACCTGCCACCAGTGCTGCTATCGCTATAACAAGCAGTGCAATCGGATTAGCGTTTAAAACAGCGTTTAATGCTCCCTGAGCTATTGCGGCTGCCTTTGTTGCCACCGTTTGGGCAATAGTTTTGGCTGTTGCTGCTGCTTTTAGGACGGCATCCTTTGCCTCCAGTGCATTCAGGTATACTGTCTCTGCCTTATCCTTAATTTTAGCAGCCGTCAGTAGTGTCATCGCTTTTGTAACTTTACCAATTTCTGTAGCCATTTTCGCCAACTTGAATCCTGCAATTGCTGTTGATAATGTGGTAACGGTCGGTATAAATCCCTCCCATTCCACGAATTTATCCAATACATCTGCCGCTCCTCCAAGTACCTCGGTCAATGTGCCTACCAGCTCCGGGATATCTGTTTCAGCAAGGTCGCCCACTACATCAGATGCTATTTCAAAAGCTTCCTCAAATCTGGTCTGTAAATCCGAAATCAAGTCCATAACCGACTGTATCTGTGGTTCGTGCTCTGCAAGTGCTTCTTTTACTCCGTCTATAACCCCTAAGGCTGTGTCTGTTACCCAGCCTATTATTTCAGCACCCAAATCATAAGCATTCTGGAATATGTCAATAAGACTCTGGACACTGTCCGGAAGGGTCACACCAAAGTCATCACTCAGTACACCAGTAAGGGCTTCTACTGCAGACTGTCCTTCCAGAACACGCTCGCCAAAATCAAATACTCCGTCCACCATGGTTCCCATGGCATCTGTCCAGTCGTCTATAGGCAGACTATTAATCATTTCGCCAAACTTTTCCGTTATATCAGGTAGCCTTTGGGCTACTCCGTCAAGCACTTCGGCGGCTGGTTCTCCAAAATCCTGTGCGATTGTAATCTTCAAGTCGCTTATGGCGCTCTGCATTCTCGCAAGCGAACCCTGTAATGTACTTGTAACAGTGGAATCCATTTCTTCAAGCGCTCCGTCTGAGTTTTCCAGCGATTCCGTCAGGGAATCCCAGGAAGATGCGGAGCCGTCCACCCCTTCTTTAACGCCTTCCAGAAGGTATTTGAAATCGGAATAATAGTTAGTTCCGGCAATAGCCGACATATAACTGTTTTGTTCTTCCTCTGTCATGCCGGACAGTGCATCGGATGTATCTATTAATATATCCTGCAGGTCTCGCATATTTCCGGATGTGTCGTATACGGCAACGCCCAAATCTTTGAACGCCTTTTGTGCCACATCTTTTGTGCTTATTCGCACAAGCATTGAATTTAGCGCCGTTCCTGCCTCACTGCCTTTTATACCGTTATTTGCCAGAACTCCCAAAGCAGTGGCGGTGTCTGTGAAGTCAAGCCCTGCTGCCTGAGCTGCACCGCCGCATCCAATAAATGCATCCATAAGGTCTGACGCCGTCGTGTTTGCGTTGTTGTTTGTAGCAACAACCACATCAAGGTATTTATTCAGGTCCTCGATTCCTACGCCCATAGCCGACATGGAATCCGTAACCTGGTCGGATGTGGTCGCAAGGTCTGCCTGTGTCGCTTCCGCCAACTGTAAAACAGGTGTCAGTGCTTCAGTGCTGGTTGCCACATCCCATCCGGCAAGTGCCATGTATCCAAGGGCATCCGCCGCTTCGGACGCTGTGAAGGTCGTTGCCTTTCCAGCTTCTCTTGCTGCCGCTTGAAGCGTCTCATATTCTGAAGATGACGCTCCAGCTATTGCCGCAGTATTCGCCATAGACTGCTCAAATTCTGCATATTCATCAACCGCATCAGATATAAAGTCGCCGACCTTTATAGCGGCGAACGCAGTGGCGGCAACACCTGCAACCGTCTTGGCAACACTGCCGAGTTTTTCCATGCTGCTCTGAGTATCTGACATGGCCGATTTAAGTGAATTTTCGACCTTACCACATATCTTAATCATTAATTCCTGGTCTTTGCTTGACAATCTGCGTCACCTCCTCTGCATAGTCTCTCAATTCATCCAGTGGCATGTTCATGAAGTAATCCACTCCGGTTTTCAATACCATGGATAGCTGTATCGCAAGTTTTTTTGCTTCCCTGCCGTCGTTTGGATTTAATCCTCTCCGAAAAAAATTGATATTACCTTCAGTTTAACTTTCATTGCATCCCTCGGTCTTAACTGCTTAAAAAATTCGACAGGCGTCTTTGTTGCCGCCGCTGCAATATAGCAGGCATACTCCAGTGTCATTTCTCCCATAAGAGACGAGAAACCGGAGCGTTCCAGCACCCTTGAAACCTTGTTCATGTCATTTGCCGTGAGGTTTTCTACCTCTGACAGGTCAATCTCTGTATAAGTTTTATCTTCAAATCTGTATGGGTCTTTGAATTTTATAATGTAATCTCCATCTTCAACTGTTCCATCGAGTACATCAGCGTCTGATGTCTGTAGAGCGTTTTCAACAGCTGCTTCAGTTTTTTCTTTTTCACTCATTATGTTCCCTCCATAAGGATGCCCCCGAAGGGGCATCTGTTAACACTGCTTTCTGATTTTTGCCAAAAGGTCGGTATCATTTACCTTGTAAACAGAATTGAGCTTGTCGAGCTCTATTTTCTTGCTTCCATCCTGCTCAATCATTATGTAGGTGACACCAACCGTGATGCTCGCATCCATGGCGCCGCCCTGCTTTACCGTTCCTGTAGTTAATTTCTTTACTTTTCCACGGATTACAACCCTCATTCCCTTGTAGTCCGTAAGCTGTGTCGCCTTAACCGTATACTGTTCTGATGCTCTGAGCGTAAGGTTCAAAACCTTTGCCGGCGACATTATCTTAAATGCATCATCATCAAGGATTCTGAACGGAATCTCTATATCCATTGCCCCGAATCTGCCTATGATTACTTCATCAATCTCTCCAAGTATACCGGGACCGCTTATAGTCTCGGTCATGGCTTCGAAGTCAGGAAGAGTCACTTCTCCGGTAACTCCGACAAGTGCTGTGCCGTCGTTGTAAAGATTGAAGTTATTGATTACTCCTGGTATTCCAGTTACTCCCATGCTTATTCACCTCCATTCAACGCCGACTGGAGCATCTCAGGGTCGAACTCCAGTACATTCACGATATCTTCCGCCGGTGTATATGGTGCCAGATACTGGTGGAAGGTAATCCTGCCATTCAATATATCTGTGATAGGGTTTTCATCCTCGCTGAATTCGATTCTTGCACCGGCACACTTGCCCTGCGCTACATACGAGTTGCCCCTTATGTTCTCAGAATCTACAATCGACTCTATAAGTCTGTAATTCGCAGGGTCGTCAACCTTGTTGAAATATGTCTGGATAAAGCTGTTTCCCCACCATGAGAAAAATCTCCGGCAGTTAAACCATCTGTTTCTTACTGCGGTTTCAGACGGATAAGCTGCTGTGTTGTTACCCCATGTACGCCAGCCATTCACATTGATGGCAGTGATGATGCCCTGACCATTAAGGAGATTGGCCTGTGTCTGATCAAGGGTAATCTCTGTTCCGTCTTCAAGAACCGTAGCTGATATGCCGAGGTCCTTGTTGGACTGTGGGAGGTTTGGAACATCGTCGTTGTTTGCGTCCGTATTCGCAACAAGTGCCGCAAATACGGCTGAATATGCGTACTGCTTATCTCCGACCTTAACCTCCGGCCAGAGAAGCGCCATCCTAGCGTTTGTAAGTCCGTTGCTGTTCTTTACCTCGTTACACTCTGTGTACTTCTTAGCTTCTGCAGAGTCGAGGTCGATGACGCACTCACACGAAAATACGCCGTTGATTTCCTCGCACTTTGCTGCAATTGCAACCGCAACCTCCGGATATTTCGACCAGCCCGGCGCGAGAATAAGTCCCGGAACGAGTCCGAACTTAGGATATATCTGCCTGATAACTTCAAGACCGCTTTCTATTCCGGTCGATGCATTGTAACCACCGATTATATCAGTCTTGGATACCTGTGATGCATCAATGGATGTTGATAACACATTGACCGTCTCAGCATTCGCACCTGCTCCGTCGGATGTAAGCGAGATAACAAGATATCCGTCATCATTAAACGATGTGATATAGTCTGTTCCGGCTACAAGTGTTGTCTCTCCGCTCTTCACCTCGATTGTGTCCGCAAGAATTCCTTCAATTTCGACTACTGCCTGCCCTGACTTTACAGGTACATCAACCGCATCATTAGCTACATTGTGCTTTGTAGGGTCAAGGACATTGATGAAGATAACCGGTGCATTGTTGAATACCTTATAGTTTGCATCCATCGACTGGCATAGGGTGTATTTCTTCACATTGTTTGAATATCCAAGCTGTTCTACAGCCTCTGCAAAGCTGTAAGCTATGACTGGTGTGTTTGTGACTGCGTTTGGGTCTGCTGTCAGATTGACCGGTGCGGTACCGATTACAACCTGAAGTGCTGCTGTACTTTCAACAGGCGTCACAAGACTTTCATCCTGTTCCAGTACTCTTATGCCATGATTGTAAGACATGTTTTTTTGTCTCCTTCCTTACGCCTTGTAGTTCAAGGCTTTTTTATAAAATTCATATACTGCTCCCTGCCGGTTTGCTATATTTTCCTTTGCTTCTGCCAGCTTCGAGAGTGATATAATAAGGCTGTTGAACGCAGGCTCGTTTTGTGCTGCTGCCTCCAGTTCCTTAGTTATACCGTTGTTGTAGATGGTGTTGGTTGTTGCCACACCAGGTATTGTCGGACCAACATAGACAAGTATGTCGGTCGGCTGTTTCTTTTGTTTTTTCATGCGTACCTGTCCTCCTTTTGCACTGCCGGAGTGTAAAAATTCAGATTCATAGCTCCGAAAAAGTATGGGAACGATTCCTCATCCTGCAAAGCCCAGTCTGAAGGCTGATGAAATGTGTAACGGTGGTCAAGCAGTGGGTTCTTCTCAAACCGCTCTTTAATCTTGTCGATGATGTTTAGTACATCCTTATGACCGTTGTTTTCCAGGGAATCATTGAACATCCCAATCAGAACCAGGATACTTATGTCATTCGGGTCTTCGTCAGTCGGGCGCTTCCCTGTATCTATTCTCACGATAACATATGGGAACTGCTCAGGTTCTTCATCACTTTCCACCACCGGGAGCTGCTGTTCATATACATTAAGTTCAGAGTGTGCACCCGTGGTGTCTTTAAAGAGGTCGTCTTTGAATATCTCTTTAATCTCACTTACAAGCGCTTCCTGTAAATATACCGGCGTCATCACTTACCTCCCATTATCTTCTTAATCTGTGCGTTGATATTCTTGTAAAGCGTCTTTGTAATCTCAGGTTCAAGTTTTCCATACACGCGCTCACTACCAACCATGCCCGGAGCTGTCAGCGAGTACAATTCATCAACCGGATATCTGTTCTTGCCTTTTCTTTCGAATATTCCAGTATGGCTTTTTTTGCTCTTTCCATTGTCAATCGTCACCAAAAAAGCTTTACTCCGGGTGCCGTTTCCATCAAGTGCTTTTAAGCCTCCCGTTTTCAATACTTTTGCTTTCGCCGCAACAGCGTCTGTATTTCCCTTTGTTGTGAAGCTTTTTAAATTATTTGCCTTTCCCCTGACCTTCAATGTCGCTGTAGGATTCGACTGCGTTGCGTTCTTCTGGGCAACATTCTTCTTAAACCTCATCGTTTTGATGGTGTAAGTTTCCTGAGCCGTGTTTGCAAGTTCCTTCTTTGTATCCCTCGCCGTCTTATTAACAGCATTTTTCAGTGCTCGGGGCGCATCTTTTTTCATTTTGCCGAGCTTGAGTTCTATTGCCTTAAGCGTAGCCTCATCAACCTCAACCTCAAGCATTGAGCCATTTGCATTCGTGCTCACCATTTATCTGCTCCTGTTTATTTCCATAAGAATCGAGTAAACACCCTCTTCATCCGTTACATCCAAGACCTGATATCTCTTACCATCAAACATCAAAGCTCTGCCGACCGCCGGAGCGGCTCCAAAATCTGCCGCCTTGACATAGATAAGCTTCTGCCGGACATAGACACCGTCCATATTCGACTTCATTTTCTTTTCACGCTCAATGATTTCGTTTTCGTCCACCAGTACCGGTATGTTCTTACCGTCTACGCTGTGAATGTCCGAAAATTCATCCGTATTGATGAATGCGCTGCTGATATCATTTATTAAGATGTCTTTGAAGGTTCGTTTAATCATTTCTTCTTCCTTGTCGCTGTCTTAGGTACTTTACCCACCAGGTTCTCCGCGGTTTCAGCGTTTATTGCATTGCCCTCGACTGCCGCCTCTGCTGCTGCCGGTACCGCCTTGACCGCTGCCTTTTTGCCGTCACTCCAGACCGCAGTTCCGGCTTCAATCCATGCTTCCGTCATCTCAGGGTCATCAGTGGGTAAGCTTTCGCCTACCCTGTACTGTTTTGCCCTGTAGAGTATTGGATAGCTTGCTATAAGCTGTGCCATCCAGTCACCTCCTAGCCTATCTTTACAGCTATGTTTGATGCTCCGGCTGCTGAACTTTCAGCGGCATAGCCTGCCGGAGTTCCACCCGAGGTTGCAGTGATGCCGCCATCTGCATAGTACACGGTTGTGCCCATCTCTATGGCATCCGCATCCTTCTTCGGAATCGTGAACACGCCACTCACATGCACATCTCCGAGCTGTCCCGGGATGATGTCTGTACCGGCTACTCCGATTCTCTCCTTAAGTTCAATGATGGTGTTTGCTTCAATGACCGCATCCGTTGTGTTGGTGTAGTCCAAAGCCTCACCGCGCTGCATATATGTTGCTTTCATGAATTAGTCCTCCTTTGTGATATCGTTGTCAATTTCAATACCAGGATTCTTGACCGCCCCTCTGAAGTCCATTACATTTACGCCCCAGTCGAGATAGAAGTCATAAACAAAGCCGAGCTGTCCCGATGTCTCCATTCTTCTCACGGTAGGAATCTCCTGACCATTTAAGTAATCAACCTCGATGAAATCAGTATCGTCCTTGTTTGCAATCAGGAACCAAGGCATTACATTTCCGAATCCGCCGGCAAGAACATTAATAGTCGGTTCTTCGATAATCTCGATAGATGTTGCATATCTGAACAATGGGTTAACCGCCTGTGTGTTGCCCTCAGTATTGATTGTCGGTGAATTGAACAGTGTGTAAGTGTCAAACGCCATTCCGGCAGGAACAAGCAGAATTGCAGGTCTTATGATGATAGCCTCTCCGAACTCATCAAGCTGATTCTGCAAAGCGAGAATCATTGAGCGCATTGAAGCCTGTGTAATTCCTGTTCCGGTCTTAACCAGGTTACCGTGCTTTGCTCCGAAGAGCGGTGTTCCATCATAAATTGCAGGGTTGTTCATGAGAATCTGGACGCACTGCTTGTTGATGGTTTTTCTCGCCGACGCTGCGTACTTAGCCGGCATTCTGGTAATGAGGTCGATGTCATCATTTATAAACGCCTGTCTTGTAAGACTGAACTGGCGGCCGTAGGTCTTTAACTTCCTTGTCGGACGCTTGTCATCCTTAAATACATCATGCTTAATCTCACCGCCCTCAGGAACTTCAAGGAATTCGCCAGCCGGACCCGCAAGGTAATTGTTGTCATTTGTCTTGAAGTCCTTAAGTGAACCCTTCTTTGTCCATCTGTCAAATGTTACGGCTACGCTTCTGTGTCCCTCTACATAAGCCTTATTAATTGCGTTGTCCAGAATAGCCGGGAATGCTGCTGTAGGGTTGTAGAACTGTCTTGCCACAAGGTCATAGATGTCTTCTGAACTCTTGCGGTTAAGTCCTGCCTGTCCCTCCATCTCGAGCGATTCAATAGCGATATCTCTGAGTGACATTCCGATGAGTTCCCTTGCTCCCTCTGCCGGATTCTTTACATCCATACCGGATTTCATAACAAGGGCATCTGCTGCCGCTGCTCTGAATTTGTCACCCTCGTCAACAATCGATACACCTCTTGCAGGAAGCGGTGCTGCTGCCTGTCTCTGCTGCTCAATTACCGCCTCTCTCACGGTGTCAAGGGTTGCACCATTTCTTACATACTGAGACAAATCCATATTGAAATCTCTCTCAAGTGCATTGATAGCTGTGATTCTTGCTCTTTCAGCCTCAACAGCTCTTGTGCTGTCGTCCGGAGCAGGAACATCCGGTTCCTTAGGTTCCTGAAGCTTTCTTTCCTCTGCTTCAATCTCTGCTGTCAGGGTGTCAATCGCCCTCTGGAGCTCATCATACTTTGCCTTTTCATCTTCCGAAAGGTCACGCTGAGCCGCCTTTGCTTCATCAACAAGCGTCCGCTGCTCGTTGATGAGCATCTGTCTAATCTTTTTCTTGTCCATCAGTTTTTGCCTCCTTTGCTGATGTTGTAATTTATCTGAAGCTGCTTTTCGAACCAATCAAGTGTCCTTGTGTCTCCTTCTTCCCTCAGTTCCCTGCCAACTCCTACGGTAGGGTCTGCCGGAACACTCACAATGGATATCTCATAGGGCGACCAATTCCTTGCTATGTAACAAGGCCCCGTGAACCTTCCGTCTTTTGATTGTTTTCCTGCGCTAACTTCCTCTATATCATCTATCAGGTAACCTACCGAAACACCCTTCAATGTTTCGTTTGCAACCTTCTGAAAAATGACCTCGGCATCTGCATCTGTATCGAATTCGACCTCCGCCATTCCTCTTCCATCTTCTATCCACGCCTTTAGAATCTTGCCTATGACCTTGTCTCTGTCATGATTGAAAAGCACTACACCAATAGAATTTAATCTTGTAAGGTCAACCGCTTCTTCATCGTGGTCTAATATTTCGAGCCCGTTCCATCTCATATATGGTTCTTCCGATGAAAACGAAAGAACCCGCTTTCTTTCATTGCCCTCGCCTTCAACAGTCCTGATTGTATTAACTGTCAGCGTCCTCGTCATCGTCTTCGTCCGGTTCTTTTCCGTCATCTCCGTCTGAGCCGTCATCATCTCCATCGTTCTCGTCATCTCCTGATTCGTCACCGTCTGCTGTATCTGCTCCGGTTTCCGGTTCTTCGACCGTTTCATCTTCTTCATCGCTCTCATATAATTCTTCTTTCTTTTGTCCAAAAATAACACCTCCCAGGTCTATACCCTTTGCTTTTGCATACTCAAGCACCTCCGCCATATCGTCAATCTGGTCTCGCCAGTCTCTGCCCTGTTCGGCGGCAATTTGCTTATAAGTCCTTACACCGGTCTGCAATGCCGTTTTGTTTGCATTTGCTTCCTTCTGTGGGTCTATCCAACGCTTAGGAGCTGCAACCCACTCGTGCCTGAAATATGTTTCTTTTTTCTCCCAGAAGTTCACATCCTCTATGTAACCGGCAAGCCACAGCGATATGACAAATGTTTCATAGATGTCATCCATAACCTCTGTCACCAGTTCCTTTTCCTCAGCATAGGTCATGTCATCCTCGATTATCCCCTGCCTTGTGGATGAATAATTGGATTTTGACATGTCCCGGCTTGTTGCTTCATAGCTTATACCCTGACCCGCTGCAATAAGCCTCTGTTGAAGCTCTATGTAACTGGTTGCGTCTGCTCCCTGACCTGACGGGTTAACCACCTGAATCTCATCGCCTGCATTTAATTCCTTAATCATTCC